CTTGGTGTGTTGTGGTATCTTATTGGTGTGTCACACATTGTAATACCTTTGTGAGATACAGTATTATTAAGTACAGACCATAAAATATACCCTATGATTAAATTAACAAGAACACAAGAGATTGGTTACCAGTTGATGACTGGACATAAGATTAGTATCGATGATGTAGCTTTCTTACGTAAGATGCACACATTAAAGGCTGAAGCTTGGAGTTTACTGAGTGAACAAGACATTGTGAACACTGACCCTCGCTCCTGCACACCAGCACAGAAGTCTTGGCGAACATCACTGCTTAAGTATAACTATGAAGTTACGGTTGATAAGCTTATTAAGCGAGTGGGGCTTAAATAGTTATGGTATAGTTTACGTATATGGGAACATTCAAAAATCCAGGGGGAAGACCCTCTAAGTTTAAGAAGCGATATATCAAGGACATGATTGAGTTCTTCGATATTGAACCGACGAGGAAGGAGTTAATGAAAAACAACTACTAAAAACGGTAATGAGATATCAAATGAGTATAAATTGGTGGCAAACAGGTTTCCAACCATTGTAAAGTTCGCAAAAAAGCATTGATGTTGATTATACGACTGTGTACCGATGGGCGCACTCTGGGGATGATGAAAGGGTTGGAAAAGCGTTGAAAACAAACAGTGGAATGACTAAGGAACGTATCAATGAGCTTAGCGGTATGGCAGAGTTCTGCAAGGCATATAAAACCTGTAAAAGTCAACAGCAAGACTTTCTGATGGATAACGGGCTTATCGGCGCATCGCCAGCAAGTGCATTCATCTTTACAGCGAAGAACGTAACCAAGATGCGTGATAAGGTGGAGAACGACATAAAGGTGACAGAGGTAAAGCCACTACTAGATAATCTGCGTAAGAAAGAAGAGGATGAACACTCAACATAATGGAATATGCCATCACAACAGCTACGGCTAAGGTAGCAGCCTTAGACAAGCGCATACGAGCCCTGCAAGGGGGGACCAGTGCCAGTAAGACTATTAGCACATTACAGGTGTTAATAGACATGGCGCAGCAAGACAAGACGCCCACTGTGACCAGTATCGTGTCTGAAAGCTTGCCTCACCTCAAGAAGGGAGCGATGCGCGACTTTCTAAACATCATGCAGGGGCATGGTTATTTCGCCGAGGCGAACTGGAACCGAACAGACTTTATCTACACCTTTGGGACCGGGAGCATTGTGGAGTTCTTTGGAGCGGACCAGCCACTCAAGGTGCGTGGACCGCGCCGTGACCGCTTGTTCTGCAACGAGGTGAACAACCTAGCGTTCGAGACGTTCGAACAGCTAGAGGTGCGTACGAAAGACTGTATATTTATGGACTGGAACCCGAGCACTGAGTTCTGGTTCTACACTGAGATGCTAGGCAAGCGTGATGATATAGACCATTTAATCATTACCTATAAAGATAACGAGGCTCTGGACCAGAACATTGTGGACAGTATCGAACAGCGTAAGGACCGTAAGGGCTGGTGGCAGGTGTTCGGACTGGGCCAGCTCGGAGAGGTGGATGGCAAGATATACTCCGGCTGGGGGATTGTGGAAGACATTCCACACGGAGCCAAGCTCGTTCGATACGGGCTTGACTTCGGGTACAGCAATGACCCTACGGCTATCATCGCCATCTATCAGTACGACGGTGGCTACATACTAGATGAGGTATTACACCAGAAAGGTATGCTCAACAGCCAGATCGCGGCGGTGATTCAGAACCAGGAGAGTTCAGTGATCGTGGTGGCAGATAGCGCTGAGCCCAAGAGTATCGATGAGATAGCTACGTATGGTGTGCCTATCATAGGGGCAGTGAAGGGTAAGGACAGTGTGAAGCAGGGGATAGACTTGGTACAGGACCAGCGTATCAGCATGACTAAGCGCAGCGTGAACCTCATCAACTCATACCGTAACTACCTATGGGAGACAGACAAGCATGGCAAGGTACTCAACGTGCCTGAGCATACGTTCAGTGATGCGATGGATGCTGTTCGATATGGTATCACTAGCCTACCTAAGCTTGTGCAACCACTCTCGGAGTCAGAGCGTAAGGCTAAAACATTCCGGGCTGCCATGAAGCGTAAGCATGAGCTGCGTGGTGGTGGGCGCAGGGGTGAGAGGAAGTTCTTAAAGTAGATACATATATACAACTCGACCCCGGAGGGGTACCCCCGGTATAGGGAGAGGGGGGCCCCAGCTCCACAAATTTTTCACTTTTATCGCCTGTAAGTGCTGTGCATCTGCGGGGCGGGAACTTTCTTTGAAAATCCCCCAGTCCTTGTCACTGCAATACTGCACATGCTATACTTTCGCTATGATACAAGAAACATTGAATGAGCGCGGGAAGGTCTACGGGGGATTTCGCTGACAATGCGCTTGTCGCTCACCAGTTGAAACTTATCATCCGCCGGAATGATCACAAGCTATCTGTCTCGCAGCGTGAATCGCTGGAGGTTATTATGCAGAAGGTGAGTCGTATTTTGACTGGTGATCCAAGTTATAAGGATAATTGGCACGATATAGCCGGGTACGCAACTTTAATAGAGAATGAATTGAAAAATGATTAAGAAAAAATTCGCAGAAGGCTCAGCACAGCATGATTTTATTGATGGTGACAAGCCAACGCAGACACGAGCTAGGGTTTGTAATGTTGCCACTACTATTGGTCGGATGGTGGGGAACACTATTGGTCCTGGTGGGCGGAATTATATGACTCCAGATGGGATTACTAATGATGGGGTGTCGATATTGGACCATATTCGCTTTGATGATGAGCGTGAGGACTCGATTGCTGATGCCTTTCAGGAAGTAGCGCGTCGCCAGGACGAAGATGCCGGTGATGGGACTACAACAGCTACTTTATTGACAACTGCACTGGCTCCATTGGTGTTAGCGGACGTTCCGGATATTACGGTACCGATTCCGGGGCAGAAAACGGTGATGGGGATCAAAAAATGAGCTGGAAACGGAGCTGGCGGCAGCACTAGAGCTCCTACAGGAGCAAAAAACAAGGATGTGAGCCTGGATGAGCTGAAATTGGTGTCCCGGACCGCGATGGAGGGGCATGAGTGCAGCGATTTGATTGCGGAAACTATATTTGACGTTGGTTTTAACTCTAATACGAGTATTCGGGAAGGTTTTTCGGGTAAAGTGGAGAAAACGGTGGTCCCGGGGGTGCATATGCCGCTGAAGATTGAGGCACCGTCGATGTATACGAACCCGGCGCGTAAGGAGGCAGCACATAAGGATCCGATTGTGATCGTGGCGAACCATGTGTTTGAGGATTACAACGATTTGGCCCTGTTTATGAACGGGATGATTGCGGCGAAAGGTAAGCCACAACCGTTGATTATTGTTGGTAAGCACTTTTCGGTGCAGTTTACCGCGCAGATTGCGGGGGTGAGCCGGTCAGCCGGGCTACCGATTGTGTTGCTGAATGGTAACGGGTTGCGAGATGATGAATTTCAGGACATTGCGACGTATGTGAACGCTAAATACATTGATACGCATCCTAAAGATGGTTGTAAGATGAATACGTACACGTTTGCGGACGCTGGGGCGGCTACAGAGGTGATTGCGGGGCCACAGCAGACAGTCGTTTGTTGGTGGGCGCGGGATTGAGGCCGGTGAGGTGAGTACGCGGATTGCTGATCTGCAGGAACTAGCGACTAAGGAGCAGAATCCTGATGAGCGACAGCTGCTACTTCGTCGGGCGGCTGGGCTTGATGGGGGTGTGGCGACACTGTATGTTGATGCTAAGACAGCAGTGGACCGGTATTATTTGAAGAAGAAGGTGGAGGATGCGGTGAACAGTTGTAAGGGGAGCGCTTGAGCATGGCACAGCTGCTGGTGGTGGTCTGGCGTACAAAGCATTAGTGAGTCAGATGCCCGAGGGGTATTTGAAGGAAGTGCTACCGGTTATTCACAACCGGTTGCAGATGAATGCTGGCGGTGATTTGGAGATTGATCCAGCGACGGTGCGCGATTCGTACTGGACGCAGAAGTGTGCGCTGGAGAATGCGGTGGCGGTTGTAGGTCTTTTAGCGACGATGGAGGGTGTCATTGCTGATCCAGACACTTCTTTTGTTGACGATCTAAGTCGCAAGCTTGGTTATGCTGCTTAATCTATTGGTTAAGTGGTTAATTAAGCAATCTCCTACTAGGGGGAAGCTTGATGAAGATCAGTTTGTGGCAGCGATGAGTAAGGCTATCAGAATCCAGCGATCATGCAGTATCTGAACGAGCGGGAAACGTATTTGATTTACAACAGCACTGAGAAGCTGTTGAAGGGTCAGACGGATCACGCCCGGGGTGTTGCCGGGCAGTTGGTGGAGATACGTGCGTTGAGGAATCGGATGAAGGTGTGCTACACGCGCAATAAGCGTAGGTAGAGATTTTTGCAAAAAAAGTGTGGTATTATAAAAGTAACAGGCGTCATAGCCTAGTAAAAATTTGAGTATATGAATACAACAAACCCAGACCTGGAGCAATGGTAACGGAGGGGAACCAGTAGAACCAAGTGAGGCTAAGCCG